TTACAAACTTTTGTCCCCATTTTTAATATATTCTTTTAATAGTTTATTAACAAGGGAAGATAAGTTAATAGATTTATCCTTAAAGTACTGAGGTAAGTCAGGGTCAATAGATACCGCTAATTTTACTTTCTTTTTTTCATCTTCAACTTTTTTTCTTCCCATATCAATAAATATAACCAAATAATTAAAAAGTATAATTTTTCATACTTTATTCAAATTCATCACCTTTAGATTCTTCTAACGTGAACTCAGAACTACCCATTTTAGTTCGCCAATAATCAGAATAATCTTTTTTATACTTATCTAAAGCCTCTTTAGTGTCAGCAATATAACCATTATGAACCGCAATAATTTTACCATCCTTATAACCTAAACCATTTACGTGATTTTTTAATATAGATATTTTAGTCCTTATCGCAAACGAAACTTTTCTACCATTTTTTGTCGCATCAATATGATTAATTCCCGCCTTTTTTTGATTGCCAAAAAGGAATACTAAACTACTAGCTAACCAAACAGCCTCACCACCTTTACTCTTTATTTCAGGCTGACCAAAAGGTCCATCAGGAAGGAGAACCCAAGGCTGATTTACCACAATTAACGTGTTATAGTAGGGATAATCTTCTTTCTTTGATTTTGATATTCTTGAATGTAGACCCATACCAATTTTATCAGCCAACACCTTAGCCGTATGCATACCCCCACCGGCACCATCGTAAGTTTGTTTACAAGGAATGGAACCGATAGAATCAAAGCAAAAAACAACACTATACGGTATATCCCCTTTTTCTTGAGCACCCAAAATATCATTCATAAAATCAGTTGCTTGTTCAATATAATCAAAAGAGTCATTAAAAATAAAGTGTCCTTCCCATTCACCATCTTCATTTTTTTCAGCTTGTAATCCAAGTTCCACAGCATGTTCCCACGACCATTTTTTTTCAGTTATAATAAACACAGGTAAATGTCCTTTACGTTGAGCGTCAGCCGCCGATAATATCATAGCCGTCGTTTTTGATGAATTACTGTGCCCTAAAAACATATTAATCCCCCCCATAACAGGTCCCGGTAATCCACTCGCTTCATAAAACGCTTCACCACAATTATAAAAACTCTCAGGTTTATACTTAGTTTTTGTTGAGAATTTATTTTTAATGTCATTAAAATTAAACTCTTTCTTTTTTATTGCCATATTTTTTTAGTTTTAATAAAAAGATAAAAAAAGGTAGTGATTTTGTCAACCACTACCTATCCATAAGTTAATATTTTAATTAGAATGGTAAATCCTCTTCAGGTTCGTCATTTGCTTGGGAATCAACTAAAACTTCAGTTTCAACTTTAGATTTAGAACCTCCACCGAATGATTCTTCAGACATTTCATTATCACCGTAAGTGTACTTACCTAAAACAGTATCCCATTTAGGTGTTTGACCATTAGCAATTGCTTCCAAATATTCAACAGGTTTTTTTGAGTACACATCTCTCCAAGTTAATGTATCATTAACCCATTCATTTGCTGTTGATTTATCCTCGTGAACCGGTGTTGGGTCATCATACATAACTGTTTGAATAACAGTGTATTCTTTCCCTTTTGGTGTTTTTGCCTTAGTTAACTCAAGGATGATATCACGACCATTATCAGGGTCAGTAATGTCTCCTTTAGCTCTCCAAATAGGGATGATTTTGTCTAACACACCTTCATTTTTGTAGTTGTGTTTAAAACGCCAGAACTTAACACCATCTTCAGGTCTGTCTCGGTCAATTACCTTAACGATATAAAATTTACGAGCTCTGTAATCCGCCGCCAATTTTTTATCACTTTCTTTACCTGTTGACATTAACTCTTCGTAAACTTCAGTTAATGGTGAACGCTCATTGTCGTTTTTACTTGGGTCGTACAATTTAACATATTGTCCGTCCACTTGAATTTCATGGAACCATGCTTCAACAAATGGTGAACCACCATCAGTTGCTGGTAAAATTCTCAATCTTTTTTGACCTTGTTTTTCATTTTTTTCTAAGATAGCCGCGAAGTATCTTTTCATTCTGTCTTCTTGAGACATTTTTGGGGTGAAATTACCCGTTTGTTGTGCTTTCTCATACTGAGATAACACAGCGTCTAAACTGTTTGTCGCCATATATGTTAATTTAAATTGTTTACTAAATTATAATCTAAAAATTCTTGTCAGTCAATTCTGTCAGTAAAAAAAAACGAGCCTAAACTCGTTTTTTTATTGTATTCTTTTAAAGTTATCAGGTTCTATATTGTTTTCAAAATTTCTAAATGATTTCTTAATATCACTCGGTGAATAATCCTCAACCTCATCTTGAGTTAAAATATATTCATCTCTACCCTGTTTCTCAAATTTTTCTTCATTATCTTGGAAATAAGTGCTCAACTTTTGGTTAAACGGTCCCGAATCTAAACTTCTTAGTTCCAATTTTTCTTCAGGTGTTTTTGTTCTGTATTTTTCAACTTTAGCTTCTAACCCATTAAGTTTATCAACAATACCATCCATTTCACCCAATTTATTTTCAAGATTACTTAATTGGTCAAATAATTGTTCAAAATATTCTTCTTGTTTTTTCTCAACATTTTTTTGAGATTTAACTAAATCAGTTATTTCAAGTTCTTTATTATCTTTTCCTTTATCATCAAGTTTTTCAACATCAGGGTCAGATGAAACATCAATTGGTTCAGCTATTGGTTCCGCTTCAGGAGCCACAGGAGGAACTGCACCCATAGCATCAGCCGGTGGAACTGCTCCCGCATCAGCCGGTGGTGGGGGTAATTCTGCACCCATAGCATCAGCCGGTGGTGGGGGTAATTCAGCACCCGCATCTTGTTCATTAAGATATTTATTTATTGAGTTATATCTTTTTAACTCATTTAAAATCTCAATATCTATTTTCATGTTCTTATCCATTTAATAATTGTTTAACTCCGTTATGTGTTTCTACTTGAACTTTTCTATTTCTATTAAGAGTATTATCAACTCTTTCAATTAAACCATCTCTCATTCTAATAGTATAACAATCACCAGTATCTAAATCACAAACTTGTTTAGTACCGTCACCCATGTCTTTTTCTGTTGTTTTAGTATTCTTACCTAAGTAATTATCTAATATTAATTTCGTATTCATAGTTTTTCTTTTTATTATAAATATCTAGTTTTTTTAATTTGTCGCATTAAAGACATCAATTGATTTTTGTACCTTATCTTCCAAATTTTTCAATTTAGTTTTATCATAACCATTATATACACTAATATCTTTAGTTTTCGCCCCATCAATTGATAAATTATTAAGGATAATAAACTTAGCAATTGATTTAGCATTAACATCACCTTCACCCACCATTTTAGCCGACCATCTATTAACAATAAATTTTAAATGATTAAATAAATCATTAAATACCGCATATGGTAAATTAGTACCATTGTTTGATGATGTCTGACAGAAAAATTGTTTATTATTTCTAAATGAAATATCTGATTGTCCCCAAGGCCCTGTTAGTGTAACACCACCATAATTACTTTCAAATGCCGACATTTTAAGGTCCCCATTCGCTGACTCAACATACAATGCTGCAAACACATAATATTTTAATTTTGACCCATCAACATTTTGAACACTAATAACCTCATTTAAAGTTCCTTTCACATTAGTAAATGTTGAATCAGTTATTGTTGGGGTTATATCAATAAAACCATCATATGGTGCCGTTGGTTTACAACTTTGTGGTTGAGTTAATTCTTTATCACCACCACTAACCGCTTGTATTTTTTCTTGTTGAGATATTGCAGTACCATTAGCATTTTTAGTTGCCTTTTCTTTAGCTACCTTATCTTTTTTATTATTTTCAATAACACTTTTCAATAAATTAGTTCTCAATGTTTGAATATACCCATCAATTTTTGGTAAAGATGCTGTTGGTTGTCTAATACCAGTAATAACAGTTTCAAATGAACCTTGATTAATACTATGACTAACTGTTTGTATCATATATGGTCCATTAAACATCGGCACATATCTTAAATTAAAATACATTGTTGGTTGTATTAATGCGTTACCCATCATTGATACTGTACAAGTATAACTTCTATTTTTATATAAATTATACAACGATAAACTTTGACTACTACCACCTCTATTACTATATTGATTAGCTATCTGATTAGTCACTTCTAACGACTCAACTGTTGATGAACTATTCTTTTGGTCAACCATAAACCCATAAAAAATTGATTGATTTTGTGGTCCAATGTCCACATTAAATCCAACAACTTTATTAGATTTATCCCAGTCATTTTTCCCAACTTGATTTTCAACTAATGGATTATCAACACGCCTTAAATCAAAAGCATCATTTCTATATCTATAATCAACATTTTCTTTTAAATCCAACTGTTCCGATGGTTTACCCGCGTAATAACAAACCATCTTAGGACCCGACTCTCTATAATCAACATCCATAAATGTTCCAAATAAAGTATTTGCAAATTCTAATGTACCTTCAGGTTTTGGTTTTGGATTTTTACTGGCATCTTGCACATTATAAAAATTCACATATGACGGTAAATTCATAACCACAAAGTTATTTTCTTGTAAAATTGTTTGAACAAATACCAACATACTAATTTTAGGTGAATCTAAAACATTTTGTAATCGGTTCTTTAACTTATATATATCAACAAGAACTTTATCCCCAATATTTCGGCTAGCCCTATCCAACAATAAAATATCCTCAAATAATGTTTTCACTTTAAAATCATTCCCCGAAATCCATTTATCATTTAAAGATTTAAATGCTTCCCAAAGTTCTATCTTTGTCTGCGGACCTTCTAAATCTGAAGCAATTTGATTTTCAGGACTATTATTAACATTAGGTAATTTTTTATTTAAGGTAATTATAATGTTATCTAAAACCTTATCTTGAAAAAATTCCGTTTGAGTTAAATAGTTAGTCATTGAAGTAAAAAACTTTTCACTATTTAATGTATTATCCGTTAATTTTGCAGTTGCATAAATCTTTATTATTGGGGCGAAATTTTTGATATTAATTACATCAAAAGCCACATTATTATCAATAAAGAAATCTGTAATATATGACCCATTATCATCATATTTTAATTTATCAATACTAGAAAAACCAACATATGTTTTTAACGCTTTCCACTCATCTGGATAATTAGTTATTGATGTTGTTAATGATGTATTTGGTGGTAATGCGTTTGGTGTATTAATCGCGTAAAAACCAAAAGTATACATATCAACTATATCTAAATTAGAAAATGTGTAAAATAATTTTTTATCGTAATTAGTTGGATTACCGAATTTAATAATTTTTTTAACATCCATAAAATTACTAATACTAGTATTGATATTAGATACTTGCGCCAATTGAATTTTCTCAACCAATTCATAATTAGTACTTCCCGTTGTTTTTGGTATCTTAGCCAAATTTCTCATCATAGATTGGAAATTATGTAAATAATCACCCTCTAATGTATCATAAATTGTTTTTGAATAATCCAAAAATTCTTTTTCTAATAAATCTAAAACATCTTTTTCAAAAACACTAAACATTTCACTTATATCACTATAATCAGTATTTTTACCATTTATTGAGAAGTTCACTTGTTGTGAATACCCCGAAAAAACCTGTTTTAAATATTGTGATGGTGTTGGTTTAACTAATTTATCAACATCAAAATAACCATAATTGGGTGCCGCCCAAAATGTTCTAATTGAACCATTATAAACCGCAGTGTTACCAGTAATTTGAATTTTTTGAGTATTATCTGTAAAACACTCATTTTTTGTTTGATTAATTAATGAACCTTCAGATGGCATAACAAAAAAACTTGTATCATCTAAAGTTTTGACATAAATAGACCATGGTATTACTTTCAAATCTTTAGTATTAGCCGTAGTAGAACCAATTAAACCATCTTTAGTATTTATTACCGCTTCATCAACATATGTTAAAGTCAAACCCGATGAAATACCATTTTGGATTTCAGATGAGGTATAACCTGAAAACAACATAAATCCTTGATAAAAAACATTAAAATCATTTAGTGTTTTAGGATAAAACCCAACATTCATAAGTGATGATGTATTAGTAATACCACCCCCCATATTAATACTAGTATTTTTCTCTAATATAATATCAACATTATAACCATTAAGGTCTAATGTATAATCTTTAGTTAACCCACTAGCAACAGGGTCATAATTGCCGGCATAATCAAAAGGTTTCCATGAATCAGTTAAAATATCCGTACCTGTTTCAACATAGGTTTTATATCTATGCCAAATTGAACCGTATTTTAATATCCAAGCGTAAGGTACTTTATGAATCGCACCGAATTTTTTCATTGTCGCAAAGATATAATCTAAACTATTTGTTGAATTGTTTTCTTTAGTATTATATTTTTCTCTTAAAGTTGATAACGGTAAACTATTTAAAAACAAATATGCGGCTTCTTTATATGGATATAATTCAGAATTTCTAAAATTATCCACACCATTTTGGATTGCGTTAACAAAATAAGGTGTATTTAAGATTGAAACTGTCTGATTATTATTAACATTCCCACTGTAATTCAAATAATTTAAATTTCCTTCAGTAAAAAATTGTTTATCACTAGTTCTTACTTTATAAAATTCATTAAGTATATCTTTTTGTCTATATCCAGGTAAACTTGAATCACCTAAAAAATTTGTGAAGGGTAATTTAACCGTTTTTTCATCATCAGTATTTTTAAAATTAGCGATAATTTTTTTACCACTATTAAAATTCAAAACTTTAGTCGTATTAAACGCAACATCAACATTAGGAATAGTTACACCGTTTGCTAAATTTTCACGCTCCCAATTTAAATCTGTGAAAGGATATATATCTGTAAATGTTATTTTATTTGATGTCGTTGACGCTGAAATGTAATCAGTAATAATTGACTCAGTATCTAATGATATTGTAATATCTTTACCGTCAGTTGTTTTTAAAATTTCAAACTGAGAATTGTTAGTATCATTTTTTAAATAAACCGTATTAAAGATACCTCTGATATAATTTTGCCAACTTTGTCCAAGTCCATCGTTTGATATATTTTTTAAAGTTGGTATTATGTTTGTTGAATTTAAAGCATAATTTTTAAACTTTTGAATTAAAAACGGATTACTATTGGATAATGATTTTAAAATATTATTACTTTCAACATCCGCAACAACTCTAGCAATACTATCAATTTCACCGGTACCATATACCCTACTTAATCTAGTATAATATGTATAAATAATTAAACGCTCATATAATTCATAAAAGAATTTAACTTCCTCTTTATTACCAAATATTTCATTACTTGCGGGAAATTCAATCGCATTAAGTGTTATTCTTTGTGTTTGAGTTAACTCATTATTACCATCAGTTGGGTCTTCAGGTGGTGTTGTTCTTTCAACAAAACCTTTTATAAACTCTTCAACAAACTCAATTTCAGGCCATACATTAAATAAATAACCCTTCGTCTTACTAACAAGTTTTGAGTCACCAGGATATTGGATTTCATATTTTTCATGACCATCTTCACCTGAAGTTGCAACAATATATTGTGGCCAAGGATATACAGGTATATCGGCGTTAGTATTAACACCTTTAGTATCAGGACTAGCATTTGAAACATCTTTATCAAAGATAGCATCTTTTCTAATTTTCTCACCCCTAACATCCCAAGCTTTTGTATGAACCTCATCAAGTAATCGTAAAAACGCCTCACCATTAGCAAATATTACCGCTAAAACATTTCTAATATTTGGTGTAAACCCAATACCATTAGTTTTACTTACTAACAATTTTGCCAATGATTCCGTTAACGCCGTTTCAATTTCTTCACGAATAACTTTTAAATCTTTAGACATCTTTCCCGTTAAATCCATGAATGAACCATTACCCTCAAATTTAAACCATTCAGTTGGTAATATTTTA